TGCAGCATGTATTCCCATATTTACTCCTGCGTCGATTACAAGAAAACATTCATGTGCGTGGTCAATTAAAAAACCCTCGTTGCCCCCATTGTTTATAATGATAAGTCTATAAGGATATTTTGTACGTTCTTTAAGATACCTAAAGGTTTCCCTTGTAAGTTGCTCTCTCAAAAACGTACACATAAAAATGTCAATTGGCTGTGTCATAAATTTTTTGTTAACCAATCCCTTAATCTTTTTGCTTCTTTTTTATTCAGTAAAACTTCATCTGTTATTCCGTAAGGTGAGCCAAACAGTAATCTTAAGATTCCCTTGAACCTGTAAAACCAAGTTTTGGGCGAGGCTGTAATTGTGGCGTAAAAAATAGGTTCTTCATCCCACTTTCCGATTTCCAAAAAGGCAAATTCCCCGCAATCACAACGAATCATAATGTCTTTCATACTCTCAACTCCCTTTGTCCTTTGTTAAAAGCCAGATAAAGAAAAACTTCAATTGGCTTAGAATGGTACTCACGGGTAAGCTTAAAAAAGTAGTAAAAATCATCTCCAACGGGATTCCCCATTTCATGGACAACTCCATTCGGATTATCTTCATTTATAATTGTAAAAATTGACTTGAGTTCTGGAAATTCTTCCTGAGCTTTTGCTGAGAAATCCCAAGGATTAGTTACTTCTGGAAATCCTCCTAGTTTATCGTAACACTCTCGGCTGAATATAAAAGTTCCTTTAACAATGTTTCCGCTTCCAAATACTTCGTGTCCTTTTTCTAATTCTTTTGGTCTGAATGGTCCTCGACAAGAAACAAAGTAAGTGGAGTGAAAGTGAATTGAACCGAAATTAAAAACCTTGTGATCTGGAAATTTGTTTATCATTTGCCAACAAGCCTCCAAATAATATGGAGAAAGCATGTCATCCGAGTCAAGCAGTACTACCCAATCTCCAGTCATTATCTCAAAAGCTCGATTGGCTGCAATCATTCTTTCCAGATGAGGTTGTTCTAAAGTTTTAATCCAAGGATAATCTGGCAAAGTAAATTCAGTAAGAGATCCATCGTTAACGATAATATGCTCCCAAAGGTCATCCTGCTTACCTTCAACTGAATAAGTTTGGTTTTTAACTGAATCTATTGCCCGATAAAGTTGTTGGAGTCTCTCTTGAGAGTGTACGTTCACAGGAGTAATTATTGAAAATTTCGGGAAGGTCATTTTAAACTCCAAACAATCATAATAATTAAAAATACAGCCCAACCGTTTAAAGGATTAAAATAGACTGTAGGTTGTCCCATCATTACCCAAAGAAATAACCAAACTAAAATCATCATTTCAATAGATCTCTAAGTTTCTGTAGATTTAGCTTCCAAGAATTTTGAAGTCCAATCCACGTCCATTTTCCATTAACAATTGTTTTAACCAGAGAGAGTATTTCCTTACTATCATTTACATGAGCTGGAGGTTCTGGTGGAGGCAAAGTAGGAGCGGTAACTGGAAGTTTAGGCTTAACCCATTTGTTGAAAAATCTTTCATCTCCAGAACAAATATCATTACCTATCTCGACTAGATTTTTGTTACTACTCATTCTCCAGTCAATCTCTGCCTGGCTAAATTCGCCACACAAAAACGTGTACATGTCTTTGAGAACATTGTCTTTCGGTAATTTCTCTATTTCAGGAACTGGAGTAACTACAGGAGCATGATATCCATAGGAAAGCAAAGCATTTATATCTCCGTAAAATACATTAGCATCAACTACTCCAGAAACTCCTGAAAAGGTTTCATGATTAGACCACTGCCTCATGGCGGTAAAAGGCCAGTCTGTAGTTGGTGCGGAAGCATTTGGATCATAGTCCCACCTTGCAAGCCAAAGGCCATATCCTTTATCAACAACAGGCTTCCAGTCATATGAATTATTAAAAGAAAGACTCATATAAATCAGAGGTTTATAACCACCAAGCAGGGAACTAACTCTGTCCAGAAATCTTAGACTCCAATTAACTGGAGCGGCATATTGCTCTTCAAAATCAAGACAGAGAAATTCTCCTTCTTGTAGAGTACCGACTACTCTACAAAACCAATTAGCTTCAGCCTCTGGAGAGTTATATTGAGGATATGAATAATGGTAATATCCACAAGAGATTCCGAACCTCCTTGCCTCATCTCTATTTCTGGCAAACTGAGAATCAGTATAACCATCTCCGTAGGATGACCTGATCACAACAAAATCAACTGCATTCTTAAGTGCGTTGAAATCAACTACTCCTTGGTGTCTACTACAATCAATTCCTTTAAGTGCCATATTATTTATTTTTCAATAACTTATCATTTATATTCTTAACCACTTTCATTAGTGGAATGTTAAATGCATTCACAAAAGCATCTACATCTTTAGGAAGACATTTTCCAGAATAACCTCTTTTCTGTCTGTGCCAAACATCCCAACCATTCTTACTTCCCCATTTGTGAAATTCCAGAGCTTCCCGAACCTTGTAGTAATCTGCTCCAGTCTTTTTGGCTACATCCCACAACTGATTAGCCATTATAACTTTCAGTGCAAAGAATGAGTTCATTGCGTATTTAATCATTTCAGCAGTAGTCGGGTCAGTTAAAATAATTTCTTTGGGTTCACACTTACCTCCTAAAAATAGCTTTTCAACCTTTTCTCTTAGAAGAATGTCCTTTGCTCCAATCACTAGAAACTCTGGTTTCTCAGCATCTTCTAGAGCCGTTGCTTCTGTTAAAAATTCTGGTACGTGGACTATTTGAAGTTTATATTTATCAGAGATTCTAATTGTCGTTCCAGGTAAGACCGTTGAACGGATAATTATTACTGGATTTGCTTTTAGTTTCTTAACCTTTTTTAGCCAACCTTCGATTGCTGAGATATCCTGCTTACCTGACTCTGTTGGAGTTGGTAAACAAAAGATAAGAAAATCATATTCTGTCAAAACAGCTTTATCGCCCAGATCAACATAATCTTGAATATTCAAAGCATGTCCCGTGGCTTTTCCAGTTACACCGTAGCCGATAATTAAAGATTTGGGGTAAGAATGGTGGTGTAACATTGAAACCATACTAGTTAATTATTCCCTCTTTATTTAATAATTTCTCTACTTGCTTAACGTTTATTTTCATCTCCTGCTCATGTCCTGTCGCTAAATTTCTAAAAAGGAGATTGTTTGTTTTATACAATTTACAGAAGATGTAAACCCTATGAGTCATTCTCAAGACCTCTTCCTTACTTGCACTATCTCTATCTGGAGAAAAGTCTACATATTCAAAGACAGGACTTTTTTTCATAGTTACTCAGAAAAGAAAAGAGGTTCCACTTCCTCTTTAAATACATACATTGGATTTCTTAATTTTCTTAATCTCTTCTGCATGGCCAAGGCCATGTTATTCTCCAATTCATATTTCAATCTCATTGCACAATCATGGTAGTAGCCCTTCTCTTCTCCGTAAGTTGTATTTATATCACCATCCAACCCATCAAACCCGATATTACTGGAGAACTGCTTGTAGATAGCGTGTTCTCCATAAATATCTCTAAACGGAGCAAAGTCGTGGTTAAGCATCAGGATATTTCCACAAAGGGCGGCTTCCTGAGTAATAAGTGAGTAAGTTTCACTCTTGGAGGGCATGATAAATACATTAGAAAGTTCAAACAAATCGTGTACTACTTTTCTGGGAACGTTTGTCTTCCAAGATTCATGAAATTCTGAGGAGAATGTTAAGTCAAAATCATTAAGTCCCCAATCAATACCAATCTTTTTGAGTTCTTCCCGATAAGTAACCTTATCGCCTCCCGTTGAATGAAAATCAACAATTATAACTCTAACAGAGTAATTCAGTTTCTTAAGTTGTGCCATTATTTTAATAACTACTTCTACCTGCTTACCTCTATCAAGCCTAATCGGGTAAACCGCTATGGCATCTGCTTGAAGCATATTCTTATCCATCACAAGCTTTGTCATTAATCCATCCCACTGACAGAAACTGGGCAAGTTAGTTGAATGATGAACAACTTTTACCTGATCTTCTTCAACTCCAAAGTTTCTGGCAACTCTGGGAGTAGAATAAGCGTTAGGGAAAACTACAAATGAATTGGGAAACTTTTTAGAAACAGTATCAAAATAAGCATCATTCTGTTGAAGCTCCTTACCTAAAGTCTGTGGAGATGTTGCAGAGTGAATCCAATGAAGCCATTTAATCTTTTTAACATGCTCATCTTCTTCTATTGCCTGACGACAGGCAAAGTTAAGTTTAAGACTTTCAGGCTGGTAAATGAGATCGTGAGTTATAACGACATCAACATCCTGAAGATTTTTAATAACAGCCTCTTTTAATTTTTTGACATCTTCTTTGAAAGTTTCATCAACAGCTTCTCCTATATAATTACTTGAAGGAACAACTGGAATGTATCTAAGAGTTACTTCTTTGAAAGCAAAAACATCTTCAGCACGAAAACCTTCTTTAACAATTACAACTGGTTCATAGCCGTTGGCCACAAGCATTCTAACTTGTTCGGCGACAACGATGCATAAGGAATATGTAGTATCGAAATTCGTAAAAGTAGTTAAAATCGCTACCCGCTTAGACATATAATTATTCTTTTAAATTTTCAAAGAGGTACGAGGTAGAAGAATCGAACTTCTACTTGCTTGTATACAGCCCAACCTATTGTTAATATTCGGTTACTCGTACCTTAATTTAACCTTTCGTGTATTATATAACTAACAACATATAAAATCAACTGTCAATTTCTTATATATCCTACTGTTGTCGTACCCGACAAAGTAAGAATGATTGTTTCTTTATTTAGCCAGATTCTTTCCTTTTCATTGGGGTCAAGCCTATACTTACCCCTTTTATCGGTAGATAGATAACATTCAATATTTCCCTGATTCTTTAAAGTTATATACATTCCACCATATTCGCCCCAAAAAAGCTTTTGTGGAGTTGTGCTTACTTCGATCTGTGAGATGGTCAGATCAATTGAAGATTCCCTTATGAACTCGGTTAAGTAACTTTTGAAGTCTCCCAAAAACTCAAAATAGACTTTCCTTAATATTGTCTTTTTTGGGAAAGTTCCCCCGTCACCCAACCCTTCATATAAATCGTCTGTCATACAACTGGAATTAAAAAGCACCGGCAACGTTGATGGGCAGGAGCATGAGTATGTCCAGATGGAAATTCTTCCCCTAGACCAATTTTACCAGCAGCCTCATTACTAAGACAAATATTACAAGTTCTTTCATCTTCTGAAGTTACCCATTTTACTTTCTTTATGCCAGACAACTTATAAACTTCGACTTCGGCAGCGTTCATGTTAAACATAATTTCAGTTTCAGTAATCATCTCAGCTCTCCATTCAGAAACATCATTCGCCTTTTCTCTCAAGGTTTTAACTATTTCTGTACTAGAAAGGCCGCTAGCGGTTCCCGACTGGATTGTTTTGGCAACCCACTCCATTCCCGTTCTATCTAAAGTTTCCATCAAAAAAGAAAACCTCTCTTCGGCTTTACTTGTCAATGTTTTATCTGAGAGAAGTTTTTTCTTTTTATCCAGTTTATCTAAAGCAGCTCCTTCTCCAACAGCCAAAGCAAAAAGAAGAAATAGCATGATCTTTTCTTTGCCGCCATCGAAGGACTCTTCGAAAGGAAGCCAGTCCTCCTCAAATACATATTCCTGCTTATGGAGAATCTTATCAAGTTGTGCTGTATGGAGAATCTGTTTTTCTATGGCAATCTTTGCGTTTTTCTTGAAAAGCTTGGTGACAGGCTTTTTCCATGCATTAAATAAGGCAATGTTTGTGCCTGATGTATAAAAAAACTTCTCTAGAAGCTTTTTAATTGAGACTAGTTCCTTGGTCGAGAGACTTTTCAGGTCTTCCATCCTTGGAAATGATATCGTCGATTCCATCATACAGACTAAGTAAGGCGTTATTAGTCAAATGCTTTTTTTCTATAAAGGGTCTGAATACCCCCCGTATTTCCTCTTTATCTTTTACCTTTGTGAGCTCGCTCTTTATAAGATCGCAGGTTCTTTTATCTATAATATCTGTTTCAAAATCTCTTATCGGCTTTTTGTTCTTAAAATCATTCAAGGCTACTTTTTTCCATTTTCTAATCTCCTGAATATAATCACCCTGCGAAGCTCTGGCTTGGGAAGGAATCGGTAATCTATTTGTGTCAGATGGTTTCATTTGAGTAGGAGGTTTATAAGGTGCAATCGGCTGTTGTCCTGCCGCACTTTGAGCAGCTAAGTCTTTTAAGAACATAGGCCCAACTGGAGTCATAATAAACGGATCTTTGATACCTATCGGCTTTAATCCTTCGCCCAATCTCCACTCATCAACGGCCATCAAGCCTGCGTTAATAAGAGAAGTAACAACTTTGGCCTCATCAACTTTATTGGTAGGATCGATATTTGTCCAAGTAAATTGAAGTTCTGGATGTCCTAAATCATCCTGAACCATCCTGTCCATTATCTCTTTCAAGAAAAGTGCTGTCGGGAAAAGTCCTCTTTCACGTCCAGCCTCCCATAAGCTTTGAGCACTTGAACGGTTAACATCAAAGTTAAATCCAATAGCGGAGGGATGTAAGCCAAAAGCTGAACAAGTTGTCTGAAGTAGCCACTTCTCAAACCTCTCAAATGTCATATCTGCCGTTTGTCGAGCTGGCTGATATTTCATCCCCTCTGGTAAGAATTTAAGTTTTCTCTGGAATCTGGGGTCGCCCGAAAGCATGGCATCCCAAGCTTCCTGCCATTCTTTTAGCTGGTCACGAGAACTGGCGATATCTCTTGGTAAGGTAACAAACCCTTCAGGAATATTTCCCTCAGTCAAAAAGCCAAGACTATATGCCTGAAGCTTTAGTGCGGTAGTTACAGTTATAATTAAGCTTTCAAGAGGAGCTAAACCGTAAGCACTATGAGTTCGTGGATTCATCATTGCATATATAAGATCTTCTGTGGTCAACTCTGCGACTTCCTGACCATTTATCTTCTGAATGTATGCTATCGCAGGAGGTTCTGGAGTAGTACCATCATTTTCAAGTTTTAATACAATAGTTGCTCCATCAACAGGAAGATACCCAATTATATCTCCACGCCTATTTTTCTTTCTGTAAATGGCGACTGCATCTATAACTAATAAGTCTTCTAAAATCTGCTTTATCCAGTTAGTAAATGAAGAATCCTTTTTCCCCGTAGGATATTTGAAAAGCTGCTTCAGTTTTTTGGAGTTTTCTATATTTTTCTTATCCTGAACTGTTTCATCCGTTATCTCCACTGGTGTAATTGCCCAATCAAGATGAGTTATTTGAGTCTTTCTATATTCAACACATGCACGAGCGATAGGATAAAAATCTGCAAATTCCCTTAATGTTTTATTACCAACTCCAAGAGAGAAAGGTTTTTCGTTAGTTGTTCTTTGAAGTCCGTAGCTTGAAGGGCTAAAACGCATTATATCTACGGCATTAGCTTTGCTAACTTCTTCTTTTACTTTTTCGTCAACAATCTTTTTAATTGTAGAACCACCAACTCTAGTTATAATTCTGTCAAGCAGGTTAGCCATATTATCCCAAAGTTACTCCTTTTTGTCGTACAAGATTTGCCCATCCAGCAATTGAATTTGGTCCTAAGCTGGAATCATTTGGTTCTTTGTACGAATCGAGAAGGGCTTGCCCTAATGTGCCTCTTTGTACCGCAATCTGATTGTAGTTAGCTGCGTGTAAAAAGTGATCTGGCCCTCTTTCCATCCACCTCGCCTCTTCCCTTCCATTCCTTAAATTCATTACCGTCTGTCTGGTCATCGCCGTCATCTGTTCGTAAAAGTTTTTGATGTACTTGGCGTTGGATGGCAATTCGATCAACTCATTCTGTATGTCACTTACAAGATAGTCTAAAGAAATCGTCCTGTCAATATATACTTCCGATTTGAAGTCATCGAAAAGGAAATAATTTTGGACATCAAATTTTCTAGTCGGATAGTAAGCAGCAAAAACCTTACCATAAAATTTCTCAATCATTTCTTTAACCTGTTTAGTTTCAGGCTTTGCATCAATAACCAGAACTTGAATCTGGAATCTTCTCATCAGTGACTCTATTGAATCCATTGGCCCAAAAAACTCACTGACCGTACCAATCCAGACGTATCTTAATTTATCTCCAATCTTTTTACTTATAATCA